CATTTCCATTTAATGGATGATAATGTAGGAATTGTTGTAATACAGGATTTGTTCGTGGAACAGTTAAAAACCCATCATCAAAGATTATTGGTTCAAGAAGAAAGTTTCCGTCTTGCTCATCTTCAAATGGTGATTTTTGATTTCTTGCATATCGCAAAGGCCTGTTAATGTTTTGTTCTTCATCAAAATAAAGAAGTGGGTATCTAGATGTGTTTCTAGATGGCAACGTAAAAGATATTGGCGTTGCATTGCTTTTTAATTTGTAGGTCTTATCTACTGATGTTGTGTTTGTTTTCATTTTATTTAATTTAAGTTGTTACTAAAAAAATAGAGAAGGACACTGATGTCCCTCTCTTTATTTAATCATTTGTTATTATGCTCCGTAACGGAATAATACAAAGTTATTCGCACCTAAAGTACAAACAGCACGCTCAGATAAGAAGTTAACTTCCATTGCATCTAAGTCACTAGTTTGAGCACCTCCGGCTGAACCTGTAATCCAAGTCTTATATTTTCTATCTTCTGCTTCAGAAGCACGATATCTAACATGTAAGAAAGGTCGCTTTGCATTTTTACCCATAACTTGGTCATATACATTAGTTGAACCTGCAGGAACTAAAAGTCCTGTAATGTTCCCTGATGCAGTAGCACCTGTAGGCATAGAACCACGCATTGTTGGGTCATTTAAGTATTTCCAATCAGTCTTGTAGAAATCATAACCTCTTCGGAATCCTGTAAAGCCTAAGTTTAAAGCCATGTCTTTGTCATTGTCAAATAGACCATAAGAAGTACCACCTGCTCCATAAGAGTTTTGTGCTGCTAACATATCGTCAATGTCAAATCCAAAATCACGATTAACAAATAGTACATTTTCTTCAATAGCACCTTGCTTATCTAAACGAGATATAACAGTGTCCCAATCAGAAAGAGTTGTAGGATTACCACCACCCCATACATTTCCACGGTCATTTACTACATAGAAAACACCTTCTGAACCTTTATTACCGGCTGAAGTATATGTTGTTTGTAGTGCAACACCTGAAGCTGCACCCGCAGGAACTGCTTCTACCATTGCTGTTTCAAGATAGTCCTCAAAACGTAAACGAGTTTCATGCTCTGATTTCAAGTACCAAAGGTATCCTGAAGCACCATTCTCAGTAGTTACTTCAACCCAACCAATTTGAGCCATGTCTGAACCATTTACTGCATACTTATCTTTGATGATAATTGGTGAATTTGAGAAAATAGTGTCTTCAGCCTCTAAAGAACCTGACATTCCATTTGTTCCTTTTTTAAATTCTGAACCATATACCCAAATAGAACAAGTTGAAGCAGCAGCAAATGCTTGACCACCTTGCTCATAATAAGCAACTGTAATAGTAAATGTAGGGTTAGTACCTGCAGGAGCAACAATAACAATTCCTTTGTTTGATGCACCTGTAGCGTTATCATAAATCATAACTGTTTGCCCTAAACGAATTGCAATTTGGTTACCCGCTTGAATTACACCTGCACCTGTTGTAGGAGTTGTAATAGTAAATACAGATTGAGTAGCAGCAGCTGCAGCAGTTGCAACACAGTTTGTGTACTTAGTGTGTAGACGACCTTGCTCTGCCCATTTAATCATGTCTGAGTTTGACGGCATCTCTGCTCCTACCATACGCAAGAATGAAGATACTGTACGATTACCATAACGCTCAAATTCTTTCTCATAAGTATCAGGAAGATACTGATTTAGGAAGTCGAAGTTAGTAATGTAGTTTGTTGATAATGGAACTTGCTCCGAACTAGGAGTAAGACCAAAAGTTGGTGTTGATAATATTGACATTTTTTTTTGTTTTAGTTTTTAAATTCTTTTTATACTTCTAATTTTTAGTCCGTTTCCGGAGTCAGGGCTTAGAGACTTGACCTGCATTCCATCAACCCTATTAGTGTTTTCAGGTGTTTTGCGTTCAGACATGTTTATATTTTTCATCTTCTTCGCAACATCATCTGTAGCATCTGCTTGTCCTTGTTCATAAAAGAACTTAGCAAACTTTTCAGGGTTCATAGCCATAGCTAACGATTTATGATATCCTTCTGCGTCTTTCATTAAACCATTCTCATCTAAAAACTTATTAATAAAGTTTTGTGGTGTTGAATGATTTTTTTTAATCTCGCTTAGATTACCGGGAGAAAATGAAAGTTTCTTGTCGTTTATATTGAACTCAAAACCTTTGAATTCTTCGTTTAAAACTTCATTTGTCTTTTGGTCGAACCATTCGCGCTTTCGCTTGTTTGATTCTTCAATAGTCGCAGCTTCCTTGGTATATTGCTTATACGCCTCGAAAACTTCCTTCTCATCATCGGGAACATTAGCACCAATCGACTCGATAGGTGTATTGTATTGCTCCTTTTGATTATTGAAGTGTTTCTTAGCTTCAGCAATAATTTTTTTTCTTGCAATCTTTGTTTTTTTTATAAAAGCATCATCATCTAAATCTTCATCATATTGATAATTTTCTAATAATGATTCTATATCATCAGAATCTAATTCTGTATTTGTAGATTGCAAATATTCTTTTACTAAATCTTCAGGATCCATATTGTCAAAATCTTTATTTAACTTTATGTAATCTTCAAATCCTCTTCCTGTGTCCTTCTTATACTTCATATAAGCAGCTACATCAGAAGGTAATTCTTCATTTGTATTTCTTTCAGCCATTAACTCATCAAATGAGTTAATTTCTTTATTATACCTTTTTCCAATATATGAAAGAACTCTTTCTTCGCTTAATTCATCTTCAGGTTCAAATTCTTGTCCCTGCTCTTGTTCTTGTTCTTGCGGCTCAAAATTATTACCTATCGATAATGACTCTTCGTGCTTTGCAAGTAATTCTTCTTCTATTTGAGCAACACTTTTTTCTTCTGCTCCGTCTAGCAATCTAACTTTCATTTCCATTTTATTTGATTTTATTTTTTACAAAGTTATATAAAAAAATTTAATATTTTAACGAGGTGAAAATTCCCCAAAATCAAATCCATCTAAACTATCCTCATTTGACTCAAAATTCATAGGTTTGCTTTGAGGAACATTGAATCCATCTAAATCATCTTCACTGTTTTGGAAGTCTATAGGAGACAAATTATTCTTTCTTTGATTTATCAACTTTGATTGTTCAGTATTTTGTTGACTTATTCTTTTTGCTTTAGCATCTTCTCTTTCATTCTCTCTAGTCTTCAAGTTGTTTTGCTGTAAGCCGCCTAATTGCATATTGTAGTCAAACTCTACTGCCATTAAACTTTTCTTGAGTTCAGCCTCTGCTGTTAATTGCTGAATATTAAATTGAACTTCTGCTTGTTTTAATTTTAACTTAGCATCAGACTCCATTTGTATTTTTTGCATCGCAGTTTGCATCGCTAATTCTTGAGACTTCAATTGTTGTTGAGCCTGCATTGCTTGTATCTGCATTTGATTTTGTTGCTCTCTATCTTGCTTCTGAGTTCTCTTCATCTTCAACAATTGATTTGCAAGTTTGAGATTTCTCAACTCTCGAATATCAATAGCATCTTCAAGATTTATGTCGCCCTTAGATAAAGCCATTTGTATGTTTGCTTCAAGTTGTGCTTTTTGTTCTTCATCAGGAGACACTTCAATAAAAATTCCAAAGTCATAAATATACAAATCGGAAATATCATTTAATATTGATACATTATATTTTCCAATTTTATTTGCAAAATCATCTTTAAAATCTGAATACTCTAATATATCTGCAACTCTATATGTTAATGCCTCCGCTAATGTTCTATAAATATAAAGTCCTCCCTCAAGTATATGTCTTGTTGCTGTATTAGAATTTAATGCTGCTAATTTTTGAACTCCTACTAATGAATTAGGATCAGGAGTACTTCCATCTCTTGCCTCATTCAATCCCGTCACAGACCTAATCATGTCCATGTAATGGTTGTAATTAGATATTAACATTTGGGTTTTGCTTAGCCCTGAATTTGAAGTCAATTGCGTTATAGGTATCCTTGCATTATTATAATCGCCCTCTTGAGTGTAACTTCTTCCAATAACACTACCCGTTTGGAAATAAAGTCTTAATGCATCTTCAGGATTATAAGCAGCGCCTGAACCCAAGTCAACTTCATTTAATCCATCTGCATCAATAAATACTCCGTCAGGGACAACCCTTGCAATTACTTGCTGTAGTTTTAAGTGCGTTATTTGTATTAAGTCAGCAAAAGGAATCATTCGTCTTACTAAGGACTCTATGTTGCCTTTGTACATACGAGGTGCTACAGCCACATAATTTGGTAGTGCATGTTGTGACGATGATTTAGGTCGGACCATATTTTGGGCCATTTCCCATTTAATGACAATGTTTGTACCCATTACCATTACGCCATCATACCAAACGTCAATTGTTTTTTCAATTTTTTCAAAATTTCCTTCCTCCATCATTTCAGTAGGAGGATTAAAGGTGTCATCTTTTTCAATAACTCTTGATCCACCGCCTTCTAAAAATCTTTTCTTGTATACTATTTTTTTAGTTGTCTTGTAGTTAAAGTAAAGTAGTGTGCAAGTATCTTTGTAAAATAAACTGTTCTCATAAAACTGAGATACATTGTAGTAGTCATACCAACCTTGACTGCTTTTAGATATTTTTTCTAGCTCTTCTTTTTTTAAAGTAGGCTTGATTTTTAATAGTTCACTTATAGGCATTGTTTTTATCTCTCCCCAATAAAAGCAGTCTTCAAAGTTTGGTGACTCAGTATAACTATAAACAACATTTGCAGGGTCTACATATGAAACGTTTACACCTGAACCTAAAAGAAATTCGTGTTTTGCTATACCAATGCCTATTACCGTCAAGTCGTAGTCTATTCTTTTTCTAGTGTCTTGGTAATGGTTTTCATCAAACAATGTATTTATAGCCTCTTCCTCAGCAATTTCAATAGCAGGCTTGTAGTGTATTTGCATAAATAATGATAGCTCTTCGTCTGTTTTTGGAAGTTCTTCAGGATTCATGACAAATGGATTCATTCCTGTTTTTTTTTGAATTACTTCAAGATTGTCTTTGGCTAACATTTGACCTTCAACCATGTCTTGATATCTACTTCTTTTTTGTTGCGACATTGCGTCTTGTGAATATGCCTTAACTTTAAATAGTCTATCTGACATACCATTAACTACAATATCTACAAACTTTGGAAGAATAGGAACAGGTGTCCAATCTAAATTTAGGTAAGACAAGTCACCATCAATCGCTAATTCATTTTTATATTTTGCAATAGACTGTTCTCCACGAGCATACAGTCTGAGTCTATGGAAATCTCTCCATTGATTATAAAATCTACAAGACCCTCCATCTTTTCTAAACCATTCATATTGAATAGCTTGTCCAACCTGTAGGCCAAATTTTTCTGTTGCTTTTTCGCTGTCTGTTGCTAACTGACTTGGGAATGAAGCAGATGTTATGTCTATTATCGTATCTTTCATTCAATTAATTGACTTGTGTTTCCATCATTACTATATCTTGCAAAGTTAATGCTAATTTTTGATTCTTTTTTCTCCGGTATGTATATATGTTTTTGATTAGCCATTATAGCTAATCCCGAGCTAATTGAAGCGTCAAACTTAGTCCTATCATTTATATCAAATTTAGCCCAATCTTCCAATGTTCTTGTAAAAGGCATTGTGCCTATCTCATCTGAATCCCTGTAGTTACCTGCTAAGTCCATTCCTATAAATTTTTCTATATAGGACTCAATAGCAGACGCGTGTGATTGCTTTACATCTTCAGATGAGTTTGGTATACCACCAAGTTCACGTTCTGTCTTAGACAACTTATTATACAACTTGTCAGGTCTGTTCAAACAAAACCCTCTATATCCTCTATTTTTAAAATGATATAGTAGCCTTGGCTTATTGTTTTCTATTAGTATAGGCATACCATAAAAAATACAAGCCATTAGTACTTCTTCAAAAAATATCTCCGCAGTTTGCGGTCTTGCAATATACTCTAAAAAAAATTCATTTACAGGAGCTTCATCCATATGGAATTTTGTCATTCCATGTAACGATCCGTTTGAACCTCTACCACCTACTACAGCAGATATGTCATATGAGTCACATCCAAACGACCCAATATGTTCATTGCCGGGATGAGCAGTACCATTTCTATTGTATACATTGTTCTGTATTGATTTACTTGGAATCCAACTCACGGAAAATCTTCCCCTTGAATCAGGTGTCCATACAACCTTTGAGTCTTGTACACCATCTCTCCAATGAAAGCTACCACGAGTGGTGTGGTGTTCTCTTATTGTTGAATCATTGTAATCAATTTGCTGATATATCTTTGTTAGATTAAAT